GTGGGGGGGTTTTTGCTTGTATTATTATTTTATTTTTATTGTTTTTGGAAGCAAATCCTCTGTTGTTGTTATAATGTTCACCGGCGTAACCCGTATTATGAAAGTTTAAATTATGCATTTCGCGCTACATAATTTATGTTACGTTAAAATTCATAATTAGAGATTCTAATTAAATTAGAGTTGTGTCAAAGTAAAAACACTGTTGGTTGGAGCATTATAATCATCCGGCCAAACTGAAGACACTGTTGTTCCTGTAAATTTAAAATTTGGTACTACATAAGGAACATTATATATAGTGCCGAAGCGAGATTCATCACCTAAAGCTACAAAAATATCAACATTTACTAAATTGTAAACATTAGCATCTGCCATATCATGAGGTACTAAAACTAAATAACCTAAAGTACTAATATCACGAGTAAGTAAATAGCTTTCTGTGAAATTATTTCTAGTTAAAACACATTTAAATAAAGAATTATATGGTATTTCAAATTCTGCTGTTTTCTGAATACTATTAACAAAAGAAATGGGTATACGTGTAAAATTATCATTACCAGGTATGGTTGAAGTTGTATATACAGAATCATTGGAAGCATACAATGCGGATTCTACATATTGTTCAATTCCTGTTAGTGGTGTTGTATATGTAGGTGAAACTGAAAAAGGTGGTACATAAAAGACTGAAAAGCTAGCTGCTGTTTCTGTTGATTCCCATGCTATTTTAAATCTAACTGGTCCTTTATACATACGATATAATGCAGCATAATAACTCATCAAACCAGTCATTCTAGAAGGGCCTCCATTAGCAGTATATTCAGCTATGGAAACATTTGGTATTTTTGGATTAAAAAGATCAAGAATATCAATAACTCTATAATCAGGGCTAGTTGTGGTATTAACAGCATGTGGTACTAATTTAAGTCTTTTAGCTAATTGGTATTTTCTAAGGTAGTGTCTAATATTATCCATTGATTTTTCTGAAATATCTTGTCTATGTTCTACACTAAAATTGGGTGCTGCTACATTATTTGATTCCTCTTTATAAGTATTTACTTCATCTGACATAAGAGGAGCTGTGGCAGATTGGGCTTCTAATTCTACACTATCGCTATCTGGTGGTTGCATAATTGGAAAAACATCATTTCGTGCTGAAAGAGTAGATAATTCATAATCATCTGCTCCAGCAATAAACATATTGTAATAAATTGTGGTGGGTGTATTATTAGGGGCAACTAAGGAATTTAACACTACAACAGATAACATTCCTAAAGTACTGTTTTCTACGGGGTTATTGGTGTTTGGTACATACAGTTGATTAAATTTAGATATATATGGAACTGTAAATTCAAATTCATTAGATCCTTGATTGATTTCAAAAGCTTCACCATATTGACCTGTTAATAAATTAAGGGGTGTAGAAAGTGTTGGAAGAAATGTACCATAATTAAAAGCAAAGAAAATTTTTGTTGTTTGAAAAGAAGTTGAGATTACTTGTATTTTGTAAGTTAGACCACCTTTCCAGTAATTAAAAGGGAATGATAAATATGATAAAAGCGGTACTTTATTACTTTGTCCTCTAAATAAAGGTACAGGACATGGAGAAATTGGTACATTAGCAAGAACAGTACCTGGGACCTGAGAAACACTCTGAGAAAATGTGCCTAAATAAGTATATCTTTTCTTGAGATCTTCCATTGCCATTTCATCATTAGTAGTGGCAAAGGTATCAGATGTTACTGGATTAATTTTTGAAGGAAAAACACACATTTTATCAATAAATTCAATACCATCTCCTGCATTTAAATAAGCTGTACCAAGTGGTTTTGAAGGTTTTTGCATTTCCATATCAGTTGGTTTATCTAATCCTAAAAAGTTAAATGCTGCATCTAAAGTATCATGAACTATGTTGGGTGGAACAATTGATTTAATTGCTTTCTTAAATATAGATTGAGCGGATAAAGGTTGAGTGAATCTAGGTAACTTAAATGAATTGTTTTCTAATTGGGAAAATATACTAACATCTACAGTAGTTGTTGCAGAAGCAGCAGCTTGTAAAGGGTTAATAACTACAATATAAACATAACCTAAAGAACCTATAGCATCAGTGAGACTAAGATTCTCTATATCTAAATAATGTAAGGGTGTATTAAACGGAATATCTAATGTTGCTGAAGTATTTGTATTGGCATATAAATAACAAACTTGATTAACTGATAAAGATGAGAAATTTGATAAAATATTATTAACACTGGATTCGTCGGTAGTCATTGGTATATAAACTGCTGCTAACAATCCTTGATGTAAGGGTGTTGCAGTTACTTGAATATGCATTTTGATTGTGCCTTTCCAATATTTAAAAGAATTAAAAGGAACTCTAGTTATATTATTAGTTAGTAAATCTGTTGGAACTCTAAGTTTCTTAAGAATAACATGTGAAGCATCAGTTGCAGCCCATGGGTATGAACCTATAAAATTTGGTCTTTCTACCATTTGATTTAAAGACCAACCATTTTCTTGAATAACATTATCTGCTATATTACTACTAGTATCTAATTTTTCTCTAATTGAATGTGATGTAATGGGACGTGTTGTAATTTTAATTCCAGATTGAGACATAGCGTCACTGAAGGATTCTGGAGATCCATTTTTATTATTGATTTCTGTAATTGAGATTATAAATAAGAGGTTACAATTAATAATTCTTATATTAAACGAACACATTGAAAGGATTGCTTCAAGGTTGTGTCACACCTATATATTAAATCATCGCGATAAAAGTCTCGTTCCTCTACTTTAAATCTTAGAACGTAATATTTAATACATTTCCATAGTTTCTCCATAATCACCAGCGGTGTATAGATTAACTAAATATTTTTCATTGAGCATTTGTACGGGAAAATTAACTTGCTCTGAGTATTTTTCTAAATGTTGCATATAGTTGTTATAATTGTTATAATGCAGAAAAGCCTCCCGTTGGAAATTCCACATTTTGGTTGTTGTTAGTTCGTCATTTCTAAAGCCATCCTTAACAAAATTGAGAGTTGATAACATACTTTTAGCTTCGAGGGGTGCAACAATACCTAGGTCAGGATGCATAACAAAAGATCGTTTAAGAAAGGTACATTCCCAGACAGTACGTGTATTATAAGTCCATTCTCCTTTGTCAGCTGGTGTAAATCCTAATCCCATTGAGATTGCAATATGTTCAAAAGATCTAGCATGAAACCAAGAGGCTACTTCATTAGAAACACCAACTAATTTATCATCTCCATATACTGCATCTCTAACATGTTTAAGAAAATACGTCATAGTGGGCATAACTCCAAATTTAGATCTATATAACATAGCAAAAACATAAGCTGTATACATTTTATTAATCCATGAATTGTAATCTGCTGTCAAACCAGTTCCAGAAGGTAAAGAATGATTTGTTAAGTAAGATTTATTGCCAGTAACTGTTGGTGTAAACATAATAATTGCCAAGAGTTGATCTATAGCCTTTACATCTCTTTCGGAAAATTTTGAACTAGCATGAGATGAAATAACTTTATTTAATTGTTGTTGAAACTGTGGTAACATACGTCCATCCCAGTTTTTCCAATCACCATCAAAAACATTTGGTCCTACTGCTGTAACAAAATCTATTAATTTTTTCCAATCTTCACTAAACGGATTAACTCCAATCATAATTCCATTAACAAATTTTCTTCGATGTAATTTTCCTAATAAGTCTCCAAAATAATGGCGCTGTAAACACAGAATATCTATGGGTGACATTTTAAAAGCTCTCGGTTTGTCTCGTTTTTCAACATCTCTTAATTCATCTTTTAGAATTTCAGCATGGACACTATCAAAAGCATAAGTGTCATCTTTCATTGATCTTCGAACTTTATCCAAATGTTCTTTAAAAGGCTTAAGGTATCTACCTTTTTCAAAATCCAAATAATCACTCTTTTGACCTGGAAATCCAAATCCACAAGAAGTTTTCTTATCAATAGGATTAAGATCATCATTTCCTAATACAACTTCTTTCTCTGTAAGTGGATCATAAACTGGTATTATTGTTCTAATATATTCTGTAGCAAATTCTAAACATTGTAAATCAATATCTGCACACGGAACATGAGATTTCTTTGACATTTCATTAACGGTTTCTTTTCCAAAAGCTGTTAAATTTGCAGGAACTCTTTCAACTGGAAACACACCATGTATTTTTGACTCTACTAGTGACGATTTAGATGGAACCATATTAAACTGTTTGAGATTTAGATCTATACGTGAATATACAGTTTCAGAAGGAATAGGGCGTGCTAGAGGTAGTTCTATAGTCTCTTCATCAAAGTGTTTACGAATATTTTGTACAACATTCTTAGAAAAGATTTTAGCAACTCCAATTCCAGATCCACCAGCAACATGATGTCCTAATAAAAATCCATCAGCAGTTACTAACAAAGATCCACATAAACCAGCACCATTAACCTTATATGCAACATCATCAACTCCAACTGTGCCTTTAAATCCATTCATGGCCACATATTTACGATCCATATCTATTTTCTGTATTTGAGATTCTAAATCTATTGCAGCCTGAGGTGTAATTAAAAACATTTTCTTCACTGTTGTATCTTTGATGAAATGAATTTTCTTATAAACAACAGGAGTTGTTCTAGCCATTTTACAAATAATTATATCATGCAAAACATCAACAAAGACAATTTTAACTAATAAGTGGTCATATACAACTCGAGTTGGGGCATCCTTAATAGTGACATAGAATTCTTCTCCTAATCCAAGTTTCGTGGTATGATAAGGCATGGTAATATTTCGTCCTGAGACAATGCCACAGCATTCACCTCCAAATGTATCATCACCAATTTTAAAAGAAGCTTTAATTTGAACACTATTCTCAACAATGCGTGAAAGTTGTTGGGGATAATCACCTTGTGGTAAGAAAACATCTCCTTGCGTTTGTAAACTGGCTAATTTCGTTAATGTTGTTCTATTTGACATGTAAGCTCTAAATTGTTTCTTTGGTACTACTTTTTCTGTGCCTTTAGCCCAATTGTAAAAATACGCACCCATGCCTGATATTAAAGCAAACATTGCTGCTGCAATTAAGCCGGCCGTATTAGCATATTTATTATTGGATATTATGTCATAAGCCTTACGTGCAAAATCTGTATTTTTCAAATATTCCCAATTTGAAAATGTTGTTTTAATAAATTCATCTGAAGTGGTTTTGATATCATCGAATATTGTTTTGCTCTCAGCATATAAGTTAAAAGAAATATCTTCAGATTCAGTCATCTGTTGTTCAAACATTCGTTTCTTAGCTGAAGTCTTAGTAGCTATTATTTTAGCAAGTGAAGCACCGATGTGAGCTTTGCCTTGCGAGCAATCTATTGTATGTTCAGTAACCCAACGTTTATCAATTCGTTTTTGTAAAAACATTTTTCCAGTAAAATTTCCATTGATATCTATCACAAGCTTAGAACAATCGACTCGATCCATTCTACGATATAAAGCCTCTAATTCAGTTATACCACTATTTGCAGTTAATGTTAAAGCTGTACTGTTAGTTGTACTTAAAATAAGTTTTGATGTAAAAAACTTAGTATTTTTAAGAGTAACTTCAGCACAATTGAGAGGAAATTTAGTGGTTGATACAAAATTAATCATATTGGCATATTGATATATACCCTTTTGTCCAATATCATCTACTACAAATATAGGTTCATCACAATAGGTATCATAAAAATCTTTTTCGTCCGTTGTTGAATGCACATATACAGGTTCAGTCTTTTCATATCCTTTAATCAAATAATTCATCATAGTTGTTTTTCCACATCCAGGAGGTCCTTCAAAAATAATCCATACTGGTTCAACTCTCAAATTAGACATAACATATTGCAAATGTTTTTGGTTTTTCTCATAAACGTTGTAAGTATGTATCATAAAAGGAGGTAATACTTTTTCAACTGACAAATAATTTGTTCTCCATTTATTTACATCTTCCTTAAGTTTCAAAGCTGTAACTTGAAAATCAGGTGAAGCTGCAAGTCGTGGATCTCTTTCTAGTTCTGCATTGAATTTTGTCATACGCGCCTGTATTGAAGCCATTTGTGAGAAAGGTAATGAGGCTTCATGATGTTTAAGACTTTCAACTAATTCTGGACAAATTTCGAAGTATTCTAAAATCAATCGTGGTAATGAAATAAGAGCTGCCAAAATATCGTATATATAACTCATATCATCCAAAACTTTAAAATGTGTAAATAATGGAATATTTTTAATAATTTTCATAATATGTGCAGGTAAACAAGTAGACAGAAAAGCAATTAATGTTAAGGTTTCTAACGGGGCAACTTGTGCTTCCAAATCATCTCCTTGGAGAACACTATCACTAGCATCTTCGTAAACATCCTCTATAGCTCTACTATGCTCATAGCCCATGTCAGAACCTAAAATATCTTTTTCTGGATTTATGATTGGGAAAAGTTTTGGTGGATAAGCATCAGATAAAGTATGATGTCGTTGGGGTCCTTTGATATTACTATGTATAACTTCTATGTGTTCTTCTTCAATCATGGTCTCTAAAGTAGAGTTTGGAATTATTTCTGAAACATGTGCTTCAGTGTAAAGGTTTCTAGGTACCAAGTTGTCATTGGTTTTACCATCTACCCATTCACTCTCAGCATCCCAATACTCATCTACATTACGCAAAGCTTTTGCAACACTAGCTAGTCGTTTGCAAGAAGACACTAGTCTGTAAATACCGTATATACAGGCACCAACAGAAACAGCTTTTTCAAGTCTTTCAGATTTGTTATATCTAAGAACAAAGCCAACAATCATATATAATAAAGTCATAACATTTGTGCCAACGGTTATACAATCAGCTATACTTAACATAAGAACTCCTATTTGTTGACATTCCGGTAATTTTTGATAACCAGAATATATAGAATCAGTCATTTCAGATACTTTTTTCGGCATAGATCTAATATATTCTATATTGTCTTGTAAAAATTGATTAACATTGTCTAAACTAATTTTAGTATTTTGAAGTGTAGTCTTATAAGAATTAACTGTATCTTTAATATCTGAGAACCACGTTTGAGCTTGCAAAGGTTGAGTACAATTTATGGGTATAAATATACAAGATTGCGCTCTAAGATCATCACTAAGAAAAATTTCTAATGCTTTGAGAGTATCTCCAAGAGATTTATCAGATAAAACTTTAATATTGCCATAAACATGAATTTTATGGTGAGATTTGTTAATTGGAAAATGTGAGGTTATCATAAAATTATTATTTATATATCTATATTTAACTGTACCTGTGTACCTACGTTTTTGAAAAATTGGAAAAATATTTTCATCTTCATCCTCTAGTATAACTTGTTTAAGATGAGAATG